GACATGGGTCAGGCAGCAGGCCTCATGGCCCAAACTGTGTTCAAGGAGGGTCTAAAGGGCTCTATGGAAGAAATATGGGGGTCTGAGATCACTTTGTACTATCCAGGTTTATACGCAGGTGCAACAGATTTGTGTGGAATTTACGAAGGTCGGGAGTCTATCATAGATTTTAAACAAAGCAATAAACCTAAACGTAGAGAGTGGATTGACGACTACTTTACCCAGTTAGCAGCTTACGCAATGGCCCATAATCATGTCTATGATACAAAAATACAGTCTGGAATTATTCTAATGTGCACAAAAGATAATTATTTTCAAAAATTTGTTATAAAAGACGCGGAGTTTCAGCGATACATGTGGAAATGGTTAAAGAGAGTCGATCAATACTTTGTCACAATGTATAGTCTAAAAAAAGGGGGGTAGATGTTTTTTTATTTTTTAGTTGGGGGGGTCATTTTCTGTGACAAGCGTGACAAAATTAAAAAAACAAGTAAAATCAATACTTCTAGAGCATTTTTTACTGTGACACAGCTGTTACATGCTGTGACAAAACATAAGAAAGTTAATAAAATCAACGTTTTTTACTGTGACAAAAAAAAACTCAGGACGGAAAAATGGGGTATAACGTGTATTTTAAAAAAATATACATACCCCATTTTCTAGACTATACAAAACTATGACTAGAAAAAAATCCAAATACAGAAGTTGCACTATAAACAAAAAAAGATATTACTTTTGCAAAATTACGTGGTTGGACATTTTAGGTGATGCTGGGCATGCAGACTCAAATGAATTTATGGAAATGAAACCTGCTGAAATGATAACACATGCATATGTATTTTATAATGATTCTAAAGTAGTAAAAACATTTGCAAGTTACGATGCAAACTTTGAATCTTTCAGTGATCGTAATGTATTTCCAAAAGGATGTATTAAAAAAATAGAAAGAATTTTAATTTAATGGTTTTTTTGGATGCTCAACATTTTGTGATTTTGTATCTGTTTTCACTTTTTCTTTTAATTCTTCAAATTCCACTCCTTCGAGAATTGGTGAGTAATCATCGATTATCTGTTTCATACGTGATTCTAATTCTTCTGTTGACAAATCTTCTAACTTTCCAGTACGTATTATCTTCTGCTCAATATATAAGCCCGCTGCTTTACCCCGAGCTACTTCAGCGTTAACAGCTGCAGACCAAGCTTTCTTTTCTCTAGCTGCATCTCTAAGTTTACCTAACTCTGATATATGATTTGCAAATGTTACTTCGTATTGCTGTTGCCACTCTTCACGTAGCTCACCAATGTATTGCACTACAAGTGGGTATAGTTTTGGATTCTGTAATTTACTAGCTGCCTGTCTTGCTGAGTCTTTTGCATACCCAGCTTCAATAGCGCATTGCGTTGCAGTCTTCCTACCTTGTTCAGATATTAGAAGATTAGCAAACTTCATTTGTTGTTCAGTTAATTTTTTTGGCAAACCCATATTTGACTTTTACCACAACAATGATATAAATCAAGCAACTGTTGCTCTTATACATGGCAACAGCCTCTTTGTTAATTGAGCAGGCACTCGAAAGAGTGCCTGTAAAAAAGTATGAATGGAAAACTATTAAGACAGGTATTAGATAAAATGTTGAAGTCACCTGTAGCAGGTGAAGCAAGAGTTCAAGTATGTTTGCCGGATGGCAAATATTATGACATTACTTCTTTACAATTGTTAGAAAATAAACTAATTGGAGTGCGAGAGTCACACAGACTAGTATTTACAGTTAAAGCCGAAACATGGAATATGGGTAAAGTTTTAAAGAAAATAGGGTAGCCTGTTAACTTGAAACCTGAGACTAAATTCTATGCACAAATTAAAAAAAATTTTAAAGAGTTTTCGCTTATTAGACTGGAGAATCTTAGCCTTCCCGGTACTCCTGATCTATTGGTCTATAATACTAATAGGCACTTTTTCACTCTAGAACTTAAAGTTACAAAGACAAACAAAGTTCGCTTCTCTCCACACCAAATAGCGTTTCATGTGAAACATCCTGACAATACATTTATCCTAGTTCTTGATGCCAGAGACAAGAACTCAAAACTTTATGAGGGTTCAAGAATCATGGAGCTTGTCGCTTGCGGCTTGACGCTTGAGCCTTTGTGCTTGGGGCTTGACGCTTGTCGCCTGCATCTGGACCAGCTTGGTGCTTGACGCTTGAAGCTTGTGGCTTGTCACTTGGCGCACGCTCCTCGGGATCCGTCGATCCTTCGGAGCTAATGGCCTCCTTCTTCAAAGAAGCTCGTAATTCTTTATAATACTTTGGGTGTTTAAAAACGTGGCTCACTAGTGTTTACCGTAAGCCACATTTTTTACAGAAAGGTCCCAGCATGCCCGACAGTCTTTACACTCGTTATCTTGATCAGGTGCGGGGCAAGTTCTCCCTGGTCCAGATACTACAGTCGAAGTGTTGGCCCAGACGCCAGCCGGCGCCTGGTCTACCATCGGCATTGAAAATCTTAAATTTAAATTTGCAGGTTTAGCGCTTAAGTACTTGCTGGTCCACGCTTCACGCGTTGGCAGCCAGTGACTGGTCTCCGGCGTTAACTTAGCAACAGCAAATATTTTAAGTAGGTGCTCTTCGTCCTGGATGTCTCCGGAGTCATGCCACCTAAACCATTTAGATTTTTTTGAATTTATTAATAGTGCCATTGCTCCAACCCATAACGGTGACCGGATAGCCTTCAGTCGTCTGTACTGTGCAGCCTGGACCACTGGAAACACGTAGCAACCCTTCAGGGCATAACAGCCGCTGCAGGTTGTGTTTGCTTGTTGTGCCAGTCTAGACCCGGTTTTGCATTCTGCAGCTGGCAGGCCATAAGCCCAGCCAGGCATCTTAGAAGGCTTGCTCAGGCCTCCCACTATTTTTAAAGCTTCTTTAGTATTCATATCTTTTTAAAACCTCTCGAGCTTGTTTAATTTCTTGATCCGACTTTCTTGTTAAGTTTTCACTATGATTTAAAATTTTGTCAACAGCTGCCCTGACCGGCTCGTCGCTGTGCTTGTGACTGTCTAAGAACTGAATCACCTGGACCAGCGCCGCGTGTTGTTTATCTATTAATTCAATTGTTTTTTCCATAATTATACCTTTCTGTTAAATCTGTTTTTAACACGTTGACCCGGTTTGTGCAACAAAACTTTTAAATAATTATTTCTTGTTAAGCTTGCCGCTTGTAGCTTGCAGCTTGACGCTTGTTGCTTGTAGCTTGGACCCTGCTCCTGAAGCCAGCGCCAGTGGCCAATATAAATTTGCTGCATCGGGATGCCAGGACGCCTACTCACCAGCAGCTGCCCGGTTCAGGGCCTCCAAATATTCAGTTGTGCTCAGTCCCACCTTCTCCAGCAAGAAAAATTTCTTGTCTGCCTGCAGCCCGAACCTGGGCTCCTTCAGGTAGTTAACAGCCTTTGTGATTATCTCGTGACGCTTAGCGCCGCCTGGTTGATATTCCGGTTTTAATTTTTTCATAACTTTCTCCTTTATAATCCTATACTATAGATCCAGCTGCCGGTCAAGCTTGTTGCTTGACGCTTATAACTTTTTTACTTTAGAATGATTTTTAGAATCATTCTAAACTAGTCCATTACAGTAATACCAATTGCGCTTGCAATGGACCAGGGACCATCACCCAGTGAAGACGTCGCAAGGAGCGAGGTGTGACACTGGGCATGACCTGTAAATTAATCCCCGTATGTTTACGGGAGCAACTCCCAACATAGCTAAATTAATTTACATAATCCTATATAATCCTCTTGACTAGAATTGTCAATAGTGTATAAAAAATTTATTAACTGAAAGGTAAAAAATGGAAAAACAAAGAAGAATAACACTTAACGCAGATAAGCGAAAAGTGATAGCCAATGTCTTTCAAGATCATTTTGAAAGTAATTCAAAATTTAAGAAAGCATGGCAAGACGCAAAAGACAAATATACTGTTATGCGTAATCAAGCAAAAACAATCATGGAAAAACTAATTAGAAAGCATCAACCACAAGAAGATGTTGATACAGTTAGATCAATGATTAAAAAGTATGGTAGTAGTGGTGGCGACCTTTACCATGATAATTGTTTCTATGTTTCAAACGAAGTGCCAAAAATTACTGAAGATTATAATGGTAATAAAAGAGAAGAACATGATGACGTTCATATCAAGTTTGGCGATATGGATAAAGACTTCTTAACTGCATGGTATCGTGATGAAATGAAAGCAAAAAACATTGACGCAGATTATGAAGTAAGAATTGGCGACAATTACGAAAAAAGAAATCCGACTTACTACAATTCTGAAAGTGCAGTAAATAACTTTTTAGGTTTTGGTAGTCGTAATGATGTAAGTGAAAGTAAAATGTTTCCTAAAGATGAGTGGGAAAATGATTTCAAACTTTGGGTAATTGGAACGTCTTATTGTCATTCTCGTAAGTTTGTTGCAGATCAAGAAACTTTTAAATGGTTTCAAAGTTTCAAAACTGCTCAAGAAAATATAATTCTTGAACACAAAAATCTTTTTGAACACGTTGATAAAAAAATGCAGAAACTAAAACTTGGTTTAAAATCTTACAGATACTTTGACCAAGCAAAAGAACTAGCTGA